AAGCGCAGATCAATCATTAGGTCTGTACATGAGAGCAACAACTAACCCAGGAGGACCGGGACATCAATGGGTAAAAAAGACATTCATAGACCCATCCCCACCCAACTCATCGTTTTGGGCAACGGACACAGAAACTGGTAGTGTTATTACATTTCCACAAGGGCATAGCAGAGAGGGGCAACCTCTTTTCAGAAGACGCTTCATACCTGCTAATTTGTTTGACAACCCTTTTCTAGCTGAGTCAGGTGACTATGAGGCAATGCTACTATCTTTGCCTGAGCATCAGAGGAAGCAACTACTAGATGGTAATTGGGATGTAGCAGAAGGGGCAGCGTTCCCTGAGTTTGACAGGACAAAACACGTAGTAGAGCCGTTTAAGATACCATCTAGTTGGACAAAGTTTAGAGCGTGTGACTATGGTTATGGAAGTTACTCTGCTGTAGTATGGTTAGCCATAACACCTGCTGAACAGCTTGTCGTATACAGAGAGCTACAGGTGTCAAAAGTTCTAGCAGTAGACTTAGCTGATAGAATATTACAACTAGAAGCTGATGATGGTAGAATACAGTACGGAGTTTTAGATAGCTCACTATGGCACAAAAGGGGCGACACTGGTCCTAGCCTAGCAGAGCAGATGATAGTAAGAGGTTGTAAGTGGCGACCATCAGATAGAAGTAGAGGAAGTAGAGTTGCAGGAAAAAACGAATTACACAGAAGACTCCAAGTCGATGAACATACCGATGAACCACGCCTTGTTATATTTAATAACTGCACAAACCTTATATCTCAACTTCCTAGTCTCCCTTTGGACAAGAAAAACTCCGAAGACGTAGATACAAATAGCATGGATCACATGTATGACGCACTGCGTTACGGTGTGATGACACGACCACGTAGCACCATATGGGACTACAACCCTGTGAATCAGCGAACAGGTTTTCAAATCGCTGATCCTAACTTTGGATATTAAACATGGCAGAAGACAACGAAATACCATTTGATACAGCAGAGGTTACAGTTATGGAAGATAACGACCCTGCAATAAGATCAGAAAGTGATGTAGTAAGTTACGTACAAGGTAGATTTAAAAGAGCAGAAGATGTAAGACAACAAGACGAGCAACGATGGCTCAAAGCGTACAGAAACTACAGAGGACTATACGGACCAGACGTACAGTTCACAGAAACGGAAAAGTCTAGGGTATTTGTAAAAGTAACAAAAACAAAAACACTAGCAGCATATGGTCAAATAATTGACGTTTTGTTTGGTAATAATAATTTTCCTTTGACAGTAAATCCAACGAAACTACCTGATGGTGTAGCTGAGTCGGTACACATAAATATAGATCCTAATGCAGAAAAGGGTCAAGACGAACTGCGACAGGCTTTTGAAGACAAACCTTCAGAGCCTTTTTTGTTTAAGCCTAACGGAAAGTTAGAGCCAGGCGAAACATTACAGGACATACAAAACAGATTAGGTGCGTTGTCGGATAAACTAAGTGGTGTGTCTGATAAGATAATAGAAGGTGATGGTAAAACACAAACAACTGTGACCTTTCATCCTGCTATGATTGCAGCAAAGAAGATGGAAAAGAAAATACATGATCAACTAGAAGAGTCAGGAGCAAACAAGCAATTACGTAATACTGCTTTTGAGATGGCTCTGTTTGGTACAGGTGTTATGAAAGGACCTTTTGCTGTAGACAAAGAGTATCCTAATTGGGGTGAAGAGGGAGAGTATGATCCACTTATAAAAACTGTGCCGTCAACAAGCCACGTATCTATTTGGAACATATACCCTGACCCTGATGCGTACAATATGGATGAAGCAGAATACTGTGTAGAGAGACACAAGCTATCTAAAACACAAATGCGTAATCTAAAAAGCAGACCATACTTTAGGGGTGAGTCCATAGAAGAGTGTCTTGCTATGGGGCCGCAATACGATAAGAAGTATTGGGAAGACGACATGAAAGACTACGCTATTGAAAACTATACAGAGCGTTATGAAGTGTTAGAGTTTTGGGGATACGTAGACGCAGATATATTAGAAGAAAATGGTATAGATATTCCTGCAGAGTTACAGGACTTAGAACAGATAAACTGCAACATATGGGTATGTCAAGGTCATGTACTCCGAATGGTATTAAATCCATTCAAGCCTGTGCGTATACCTTACTATGCTGTTCCTTACGAGCATAACCCATACAGCTTCTTTGGTGTTGGTATTGCAGAGAACATGGACGATACACAGACACTGATGAATGGTTTTATGCGTATGGCTATTGATAACGCAGCATTGAGTGGTAACTTGATTATGGAGGTTGACGAGACTAACCTCGTGCCAGGTCAAGATTTATCTGTCTATCCGGGTAAAATATTTAGGAGACAAGGGGGTGCGCCAGGACAAGCTATCTTTGGTACTAAGTTTCCAAATGTAGCTGGCGAGAACATGCAACTATTTGACAAGGCACGAGTGTTAGCAGATGAGAGTACAGGCTTTCCGTCTTTTGCCCACGGACAAACAGGCATACAGGGAGTAGGACGTACAGCGTCAGGTATATCTATGTTGATGTCTGCAGCAAACGGTTCGATACGTAATGTTGTGAAGAATGTGGACGACTACCTGTTAGCACCAATGGGTAAAGCGTTCTACAGTTTTAACATGCAGTTTGACTACGACCCTAGCATAAAGGGTGACTTAGAAGTCAAAGCACAGGGTACTGAAAGCTTGATGGCAAATGAAGTGCGTAGTCAAAGACTAATGCAGTTCCTACAGGTTGCATCAAACCCTGCACTTGCACCGTTTGCAAAGATGGACTATATAATTAGAGAGATTGCAAAAGCTATGGATCTTGACCCTGATAAGGTTACGAATAGCATGCAAGATGCTGTGATACAAGCTGAGATATTTAAGAAGTTCCAAGAACAAATGCCACAGCCACAGCAACAACAAGCCCCACAACCACCTGAAGGATCAGCACCTGCAGGAGCAAATGTGCAAGACACCTCAGGAGGTGGGGGATCACAGATAGGTACAGGTACAGCACCTGCGCCAGGCGAAGAAGGATTTACAGGTAATGTCTAAGATTAAAGAGTTAACGAATAACAAAGAACTATGGGAAGCTTTTGTCGAGGAGCTACAACGATCAATAGTAAACTATCAACGTACAATGGAGCAGACAGAAAAGCCATCTGATATATACAGATTGCAAGGTGCTATCTCTGCTCTTAGACGCATGATGCAACTAAGGGATATGATGAACAATGGAAAGACCTGAGGAACTCAACCAAGAAAAACAAATGAAATTTGCCTTCATGGATGAAGGTGGTATCCTTGCAGATGACGGTGTAGACCGTGACCCTGTAAGTGGTAACGAAGTTCCTGCAGGTAGTATGGCAGAAGAAGTTAGAGATGATGTACCTGCGATGCTTAGTGAGGGTGAATACGTTGTACCTGCTGATGTTGTACGCTATCATGGCATAGATAAGTTTGAAGACCTACGAGATGAAGCCAAGATGGGCTTGGCTAGAATGGAAGCTGACGGACGTATTGGTGGACAGCCTGTAGAGGAGCAAGAAGATTTTCCTTTTCCTGTTGAGGAGCTAGAAGGTTTCCAAGAGGGTGGAGCAGTTGGTGATACATACTCTGACGTTACAGGTTCTGACTTCAAAGCTAATCAACCTTATGGTGCAGGAGGAGGACGTTTTCCTGGTTTAGGCTTTGAGCTACGTAACTTTACCGATTCAAATACAGGCAAAACAGTTGTCATACCCTTCTTCAATGGAAGACCCATGCAGTATATCCCACCTAACTTTTTAGAGGGAGGAGCTACTACGACACAGGGTGGAACTGTTGATCCTGTTGCAGATGAAAAGAGTAGACAAGAGGATGAAGCAGAAGCAGCTAGAATTGTGCAAGACAAAGGAATGAGTCCTCTTGCTCTTGACGCTGCTACTAAGGCATTGAGTGGGCAGGAAACACAAATACAACCAAAGTCATTTGATGAGTATACATCTGAAGATTGGAATAATTATATAAAAAATTCTGATAGCTTTACAGCAGATATAACAGCTAAGATACCTGTTGTGGGATTGCTACAGAGAATGAATGAAAAAGCAGCACGTTCTTTTGCAGAAAAAGCGTTACGTTCAGGAGTAAACCCTGCAACAGAGAAATCATTAAGTTCACAAGAAATACTAACACTACAAAAAGTTCTGATGGTTGCTCCCAACACAAGTATGACAGAAGCTGTTATAAATGCTGTAACAGGTAAAGGTGAGACAATACAAGGTGTTCCTTTGTTTGAACAAAAAGGTTTTGAAGCAGACTTGTTACCTGATGTATCTAAGTTTAAAGAAGCCGAACCCACAGGACCTTTCTACAAAGCAGGAGAAACAGATGCACCTGTTACGGAAGAAGATTTACCTTTCTTTCCTAAACTTGATGCTCCTGACTTTGTAACGCAGGAAGGAGGCACAGTAGCCCCAACACAACAAGTAGACACACAGAGAGACGATTTTCCAACGTCTAAGTCTAGGAGAGAAAGTAGAGGCACTAAAGCAAGTAATATATTTGATATGAGTGCTTCAGCACAAATAGCTTCAGCTAATGCAAAGGAAGGTTTATTTTATAACCCAGGCAATATAGAAATAGGACAGAACTATGCAGGTGAGATAGGCACATATGCAGATGGTAGATTTGCTCAGTTCAGCACTCCTCAGTTTGGTGTTAGAGCATTAGCTGTTGATATGAAAACAAAAGCTGATAGATATGATAATAATGTGGAGTCTATGCTACTAGAGTATCTAGGTGGAGGTAGAACAGGTAGCAGAACGAGTAAGTATAAAAAAGCAGAGATAGAAAATCCAAACGCCAGAACTTACATAAACAATGCCATAAAAGCTGTGGGTAGCAAAAAGATAGATACTTCTAACGTAAAACAGATGAAAGGTTTAATAGAGCAAATAATAAAAAATGAAAATACAAAAGATATAGCCGACTTTTATTTAGATAAACCAAATGTTATAGAAGAGGGTATAGTTCTATCACAAAAAAGTTTTCCAAAAGAGACACAATTAGCTGACGCACGAAAGGCTCTTAGTAATGAACTATTTAGTGCAGGACTAGTTGCGACACCTCCCACGTCTCCTTTTGAAACAGGACAAGCAGTGGCACAGCCTACAGAGGTAGTACAACCACAGGATGTATCACAATTTTACGGACAAAGATTTGATCCTACACAAATAGATACAGACGATATGTTAAAACAGGCAGCGCAAAATATACCTGCAGGTTCTGACATTGGAGGGGCAGCACCCTCTGGTTTTCAAAATATCATAGCACCTCAAGTAACACGACAATCTGATTTACCTTTTGTACAAGGTCCTTCTGTAGCGCCTACAGTGGGATCACCTGCTGTTTCTCCTGCTACGGCACAAGATATGCAAATGCAAAAAGCTTTTAGTATCCCTAGAAGAGATGTAGCAGGAACAACAACTGCTCCCACCATAGGAGGAACAGGAGTAAGTGGCACATTACCACAAGTTGACACAACTACACCCACCTCTAAAACAATACCAACAACTATTCAAGACGTTGCACCTATAGGAGATAGAAAAGTTAGAGATGCAAAGGAGTTTTTAGCTAAAAGAAAAGCGGCACAACAAGCTGTAGAGGATGCAATAAGTTTTGCGCCAAAGACCAAGGAAAAACCAAAGGCTAAAACAAAAGAAGAAGAACAGATAAGCCAACAAGAGTATGAAAAACGTGTGGCTGATGCAACAAGAAGAGAAAATGAAAAGGCAAGAGACAGAGCCGATAGTGCTAGAGACAGTGTGTTAAGACAGGGAGGTAGTGTGCAAGAAGCATTTGATGCAGCACAGACTGCCTTTACAGGATTTACACCGTCAGGGGATTTCGTAGGAGCAACAGACCCTGGCACAGAGGCAATGCAATCTATACCAAGTTTCGGTGCTTTCAAAGAGGGTGGTTTAGCCTCTAAGCCGAAGAAAACTAAACCAAAGAAGCGTAACACCAAGAAAGGTCTTGGTGGTAAAATGGCTACCTGATGAAAATCAGCCCCAACAATAGGAGTAAATATTATGCCAGAGTTAGAAAACGTAGAAAAAGTAAAAGTAGCAGGGTTTGTTGATCCACGCCCACGCAAAAACAAAAACGCAGAGCGTATCAAAAAGGATGAGGAGGAACTGCAAGAGCTTCTCAAAGCCAAAGAGCAAGGTGGACAACCTGCTGAGGAGGTCAAAGAAGTATCTGATACTAAAGAGGCAGACGAAACAAAACAAGAGGATCAGAGTCTTTCAAAAGAAGAGCAGTCTTTTAAGAAGAGATACGGTGATCTACGGAGACACATGGCAGACAAAGATAAGAAGACTGAGGAAAGAATCAAGGCTCTTGAAGATCAGTTATCAAAAGCTGCTAAAAATGAGTTGGTACTACCCAAGTCTGAAGATGAAATAGCTGAGTGGACTAAAAAGTACCCTGACGTTGCAGGTATAGTTGAAACAATAGCTGATAAAAAGGCTAGAGAAAGATCAAGTGACCTTGACAAGCGACTTGAGAATATTGAAAAGATGAGGGTAGAGGCAACAAAAGAAAAAGCTGAGGCTGAACTTATGAAGCTACATCCTGATTTTTCAGATATAAGAGAGGACGATAAGTTCCACGATTGGGCTGAAGCACAGCCTAAGTGGGTACAGGACGCTCTCTACGAGAATGTTGATGATGCTAAGTCTGTTGCACGAGTTATAGACTTGTACAAAATAGATGCAGGTATCACAACTAAAAAGAGCGACAGTAAAAAGTCGGCAGCTTCTGCTGTGAACACTCGCTCTAAGGCTTCTCCGACAGCAGACGAGTCTAACAACTACATTAGGGAATCCCAAGTAGATAAAATGTCAGACAAAGAGTATGCTAAAAATCAGGAAGCTATTATGGAAGCAATGCGAACAGGTAAGTTTGTATACGATTTATCTGGTGCAGCACGATAAAAAAGTGTTGACAAGGCATTTTTTCTAAATATAACTAACACGTACAAACAAAGATTGTCTGACTACCTACGACAAGTATAGACCCAATCTGTTTGAAATCATGTAATCAAACAACATTGCAACTCTAAAAAAGCGTAGCCTCTATAATCGTAAGTTTGTTATTAACGCCATAACAACTTTTACAGGAGGATTTATCATGGCATTTCAAACAGTAGCAGGTTACGGCAACTTACCTAACGGTAATTTCTCGCCAGTAATCTATTCGAAACAAGTACAGCTTGCGTTTCGTAAATCGACTGTTGTGGGTGACATTACTAATTCTGACTACTTTGGTGAAATCGCAAACCAAGGTGACACTGTTAGAATTATTAAAGAGCCTGAAATTTCAGTCAAACAGTACGCACGAGGTACACAGGTAACAGCACAGGATTTGGATGACGAGGACTTCCAACTCACCGTTGACAAAGCTAACTACTACGCTTTTAAAATGGATGACATCGAGGAAGCTCACAGTCATGTGAATTTTATGCAATTAGCTACCGACAGAGCTGCATACAGACTAGCTGATCAGTATGACCAAGAAGTTCTTGGCTACATGTCTGGTTACGCACAGTCATCACTTAGCTCTGTTGCTGACGGTGTAAACAGCACAGTCAACGGCACAAAAGCAGTAAGTACTGCAGGATCTGACGAACTTCTTACTTCAATGAAGTTAAGGAAGGACTCCTTTGCTAGCATTACTACTGGATCAGCAGGAGATCACTCAATCCCTGTCCAAAACCTAGCTCCAGGTGCAACTGCTGTATCAACTGCAGCTGTTACTCCAATGGTTATAATTAACCGAATGGCTAGACTGTTAAATCAACAGCAAGTTGATACACAGGACAGATGGTTGGTTGTTGACCCAATCTTCATGGAACTTCTTGGTGACGAGAACTCCAAGTTGGTAAACGCTGACTTCAACGCAGCCGAACTAAAAAATGGACTTGCCCTAACTAGCCTTGGAGGTTTTAGACTATACGTGTCTAGCAACCTACCTGCTGTTGGTACAGGCGCAGGAACATCAGGAACTGCAAACCAAAACTCTAACTTTGGTGTTATTGTTGCAGGTCATGGTTCTGCTGTTGCGACTGCTGAACAACTCAGCAAAACCGAAACATACCGTGACCCTGACAGCTTTGCTGACATCGTTAGAGGTATGCACTTATATGGTAGAAAGATCCTCAGACCTGAGGCAATCGTTACTGCCAAATATAACGCAGCTTAGGGGAGGGTACTAACATGGCAACTTTTGACTTAACAGCAAGTTCAACAACTGGTGTTGGTGCTAACTCTATCGCAGCTTTCCCTTCACACGCAGGAACACACATGGTGAAGACTGTTCAAGCTTACTTGGACATTGACGCACTAGTAGCTGCAGGAAATAGCTTTTCAGACGGTGATGTCTTTCAACTGCTTGAAATTCCTGCAGGCACATTAGTTCTAAACGCAGGTGCTGAAGTTATGGCAGCTTTCACTTCAAGCTGTACTTTGGATATGGACTTTGGAGGTGGTGATGACATCATTGATGGTGCTGACATCACTTCAACAGGGTTCTGTGCTGCAGGCACTAACGGACAAACCAACACAGTAGTAGGCTCAGCCGCCTCAACATACACTCAATTTGTCGGTACTACTGACACTATTGATTGTACGATTGCAGGTGCTGCTCCTGCTACAGGTAGGTTACGAGTCTACGCAACTGTCATTGACTGCAATGACCACGGTGCAGTGGACAAGGCTACTGAAGTCGCTAGAGACTTAGCCTAACATACTTTAATGAGGGGCAGGGCAACTTGCCCCTTACACTATCAGGACAAAGGTGAATGGCAACTTTTTTATCATTAACAAATAGTGTATTAGCAAGACTAAACGAAGTGCAACTCACCTCTTCTAACTTCTCAAGTGCGAGAGGTATACAGGTTCAAGCACAAAACGCTGTAAATGAATCTATACGATATATTAATCAAAGGGAGTTTCAGTATCCCTTTAATCATACTACAAAATCACAAACACTATCTCCGGGAATAGTTAGGTACAGCATACCCACTGATGCAAAGCACGTAGATTATAATACAGCTAGAATAGTAAAAAACAGCACGTTAGGATCGTCAGGGGCAAACCTAACCATCCTTCAGTACAACGACTACATTAATAGAGAAAATGTAACACAAGAAGATGAGATAGTAACAACAACATTAGCAGAAGCTTTAGATGCTAGTGAAACAGAAATAGACCTTACAAGTTCCACAGGCTTTGACAGCACTGGAACTATTTTTATAGAAAACGAAGAGATAACATACACAGGTATTAGCACCAACACTCTTACAGGATGTACACGAGGTGCTAACGGAACAACGGCTGCAACACACGACAACGGCACATCTGTTGCACAGTTTGACAACGGTGCTGTGCCTAGATTTATAGTTAGGACATTAGACAATAACTTCCTATTGTTTCCGTTTCCTAACAGAGCGTACACATTAAAGTTTGACTACTTTGCCTTTCCTACAGATCTTTCTGCAGAAACTGATACAACAACAATACCTGCACGATTTGATCCTGTAATAATAGACGGAGCTACAGCTTTTGTATATCAGTACAGAGGAGAAACAACACAGTATCAACTTAACTTTAGTAGGTTTGAACAAGGCATAAAGAACATGCAGAGCTTACTCGTAAATAAATATGAATATGTTCGCTCTACAGTAATACAACAACCAACAGGATATTTTAGCTCAGGAGCGTTGAACTAGTGCCTGATTTATCGCAAACAAACCCTGCAACATTTCCACTGCAGGGAGGATTAGTCTTAAATAAATCTACGTTTGCTATGCAACCCGGAGAAGCCCTTGAGCTTATAAACTTTGAGCCTGATATCAACGGTGGCTATAGACGCATAAATGGGTTTTCTAAGTATAACGATAACATAGTACCAGTAACAAGTGCATCTACGGAAGAAGTGTTACTCTCTTGTATCTTTAACGGAACAATAGTTGCAGCAAGAGGAGAAAAGATATTTACAGCCACAGCAGGAAGTGGGTCTTGGACAGAACGAGATAGTGGCAGAACAAGTGCAGGTGTCTATACTTTTGAGCGATTTAACTTTGACAACAATGATAAGTTAATTGTAGCAGATGGCAACAACGCACCAACAGTATTTAATACATCGTTTGCAGCTACAGATGTAAGTAATAGCAGTGTTGCAGGAGCAAAGTTTGTAGCATCTTTTAGAGATCATATGTTCTATGCAGGAATGTCAAGCACTCCACAAGAGATGGTCTTTAGTAAGCCATTTGATGAAGATGACTTTTCAAGTGGTGCAGGTTCAGGGTCAATAGCTGTTGACGATACAATAACAGGACTAAAGGTTTTCCGTGATAATTTATTTGTCTTTTGTGAGAGTAGAATATTTAAACTAGCAGGGTCTTCTGTT